ATCGTCGCATGCTTGATCGGTGGTTCCATCAGCGTGGCTATCCATTGAACGACATCACCCGCAATTTGTTCCCCGACGACCGAAAGAATCGTCCTGGTATCAACGCCCTTTTCCATACCGCGCGCAATGGTGTCAGACCATTCACTTTCATGTTGAGCAATTGCATTGCGAAAGAACGGTCTCGGAGGCTGGTTTCTGGCTGGATCTCCATACTCATTTACCGCAGCCACCATTGCGACAGCCGTTCCGTCCGGATAAGTTGCGCCGTCAATAAAACCTGCTTTCACCTGGAGGGATTCAACGTTTGATGCGATAGCGTTTAACGCATCCATCACCTTATCTGCCATCGCTACCCCCGGTAGAAGCCCATGCGGTAAATCTTCGTTGCATTCCAGAACATGAAACCGAACTGGCTTTGCATGAAAAATTCGGCGCTGAATGGTGCGCCGGAAATTGCAGTTGAAGCGCTGGCCGAACCTTCGGAGGCCGAAGAGATCCGGCCAACCAGCCCCGGACCGCCATCACCATTGCTGTCGACATACATCAGCCAGGCAATGTGAGCGGTCAGGAGATAGAGCAGGTATTTACGCTTGGCTTCATCGGAAACAACACTGAGCGCCGTGTTTTCCAGGTACATCTGCGCGGCAAAAAACAGATCTTCAACCTGTGCATCTGACAGCGCGCTGTACTGAGGGTATTTTTGCTTCCACTCAGTCGGATCCAGAGTCACGGCGCCCATAGTTATTTATCCTTTTCCGATTCTTTCAGCACAGCCTGCTCAGCACCGGTTTGCAACTCAGCTTTTTCTTTGCTGGCTGCGTTAGCGCTGCTCTCGTTTTTCTCGGCGTAGATGAAGCCTTTCTGGATCGCTGTCATGCTTCCGTACTTCTTCTTGATGGCTTCCCAGGCTTCTTCCGGCATCGAGGTAAGGCCACACACACCGGTGTAGCCATTCACGGCTACCAGCGCATTGCTGTTCTGGCCGTTAACCACGATTTCTTCACTGCCGATTTCAAACACGACACCGTGCATCAGCTTGCTACCAACAACTACGTTACCCATCAGAGAGTCCCCGTCATTTGAACGACGCCGCTCGGGCGATAAATTACGGCACCCAGCGTACCGGCTGCGACTTTCTGGCTGGTCATGGAGTGCTCAACCAGCACCGGGAAGGCGCGCATTTTTTCGGTGTAAACCGTGTTACCAGTCGGCTCTCCACCTACGTTGTCAGCGATAAGCTGGATCAGGCCGCCGGACGGCGTACCAAATTCAGGGACTACAACAACAGTCAGGTTAGGATAGGTCTTTTTCACCAGGTCGATAGCGGATGCGGTACCCAGGGCGTTGATTGCGCCGAGAGAGGCGTTATCGCTCGGGCTCACACCCAGTTTCATCGGCGTGGTTTCCTGCACCAGACCCTGGTTTTTTGCGGCCAGAGAGGTGAACATTTTTTTCACATCGTTGAAGATGGCCACTGCGTCTTTGTCGGCCCATTTGATTTTGCCGTCTGCCGTGGTGATCGGCGTCAATGCGGAAGGCAATGCCGGGTCGTTCATGATGCCGAAGTTAGGCGCGCCGGAAATACCGTACATGTACGACTTGTTGAAGAAACGGTTAATAGCCGCAACGCCAGCCGCCTGTTTCATGGCAACATAAGGGATCAGCGCCATCCCATATTTTTCCTGCTCCAGATCGCCCCACTCGTTCATACCCTGGAAGCGCATCTGGCGACGTTGCTCCCAGTTGGTGTTTACGTGAGTAGAGCCAGCGCGTGAGCGATCGTCATAAGCGACGATTTCATACCCTTCTTCGGTGCGCGGGAACAGGACATCCTGCACCGCCCAGTTGCCCTTTTTGACTTCCGGGTAAAGCTGGGTTGCCACGGTCGGCGCGAAAAGCTGTTTGATGATCATCGGGTCGATGATCTGTGCCGCCGCTGCCGGGATGCCGCCGTTTGCCACGGTCGCCATATCAACAGCGGAGTCACCGACAATACCGTTGCGCACCAGATAAGACGGGGTTTTCTCGAAGATAACACCCTTATCGGTCAGCACTTTGAGGTACTGCGGGAGAGTTGACTGATTAAGCTCCATTACAGAACCCCCTGCTTAGTCATTTTAATGATTGAGCCAGCATCCGCTGCGGAAGCTACCCAGTAAGACGTTTCGACGGCGCCGGAAATCGTTGCGCCGGCAGCCCCGGTTTTGGTTGTGCCGTCTGCCAGCACCGCAAAGATTTTCTGGCCCACGGTCGCCGCTGTCGCAGTGCGCACCCAGAAATCACCCACGGTGAACACGCCCAGATCGGTACCAGGTTCCACCAGCATTGACCCCGTTGAACCCAGCGGGATGACGCCCTTGCCGGTGTTCATCACCCAGCCCAGCGGCTGGCCGGTGCCCGTGTTGTTCACCAGGGTTGGATCAGTGCCGTCAACCCACACCCAGCGAGCCTGATAGACACCGCTGGCGCCAGCTTTATAGGAGCCTTCCGGCGGCAGCGCCACTGCAGTAGGGTTCAGTGAGGCCAGGTCACCTTCTTTCCCCGGAGACGGATAAAGATTTACGGATTGCTGAAAAGTCATTTCGCGTGTCCTTAGAAAAATTCTTTGAAATCTGCCTCAGTGGCAGTACTGACCGCTGAGTCACCGAGAGGGTTGTTCGTGGCGTTTTTACGGCTGATAGCCATCTGCACCAGCGCTTTAAAAGCCGACGGGTGAACGCCATTCAGATCGACTTTTTCCTGTTTCAGTACGGCCTGATAGATGTCGTCGGCTGAGTCGCCATTGACGTGACCGTAAACAGGCTCAACGATGCGCATGGCTTCGCGGGTTGCCGCAAAAGCGCGGTTAGCATCAGCGGTGGCTTCGGCTTTGGCTTTTGCCACCAGGTCACGGATTGCACTGTCACCCATGGGCTTTTTGTCCTTATCCTTTTCGTCGTCTTTTTCGTCGCCGGATTTTTTGTCATCCTTGTCTTTTTCTTTGTCGTCCTCATCTCCGGACATGCAGCCTTTTTTCTCGTCCTTTTCGGACTCATCGCCGGACTTTTTGCCGTCGATTTCGGTTTGCTCATGCTGAGCCATAAGCTCCATGATGCCTTTTGCCAGTTCGTCGGCATCAGAATCGGATGCCCCGGCAAATTTGGTTTTAATCAGATCGGTCAAGCCGTCCATCAAAGTTTCCTCTCTGTCTTGTGAATCGCCGATGGCACATTCGATGCCGACCCGGCCTTTAATGGTCAATGCGACAGAATTGCCAGTAATGTTTCTGGCTACGCCGTCATATGCCTGACCCATGAATTCGCCTGGCGTCATGTCCAGTTCGAAGAATGAAGGGAATATCGAGAGCTCACGTCGCGTAGCCGTTTCAACGCCACGTATGGCATCCTTGTCCCAAAGCTTCATGCTGGTAACGAGATACGGCGCTTCAAAGCGTGTATCGCTGCCAGTGGCCCCGACGCGCTGTTGCGGGGTATCCGGCGTATCAAGCTGCGTGGGATGCTCGATGGTCACTGGCACGTTGTTAAACGAGTCAGCGGCGCGGATAAGTTCTTCCGCCGGGCGATAGATGTAATAGGTGCGATCCGGGTTAAGCCCCAGCGCCTGCCAGCCGGGAAGACTGGACCCCCGATATTCGCTCACGCACTCTTTGCTGATATTGCATTTCGCGATGTCCATGCGGCCGTAATCATCAAAGCTGCGCACGGATGAAGACATGTCGTAGGAGTCGCCGCCGTAGCCGTTGGCATAAGTCAATTTCTCTACCTCTTCGGCTTTCTCTCTGGTATCGAATGGCCCTCTCGAACCCCAATACCATTTGCCGTCTTTTTGCTGTACTGGCATGGAATTACCTTTCTCAGGGCAATAAAAAAGGCCGCCGTAGCGACCTCATTTGTTATTTTCTCAGGATTAAAAACCACATCCAAAGTAAGCACCACAACTGCCCAAGCGCGAATCCACACGCAAGCGCGGGTAGGAAGTCAATCTGCATAACCACCTCGATATTCAGAACGGCAGCACCGGCTTCCAGGAACACCCACAATGGATTTCTTCCCCTGGCAAAACGTACTCGCCGTTATCACCAACTTGCAACCCTTCATCCAGGTCAAATTCCTGACCGTGCGCCTTGACGTGTAACGGGCGCGGGTGGCTGCCACCGCCGGAGTGTATCCAGATGCCGCGGGTAATCCCGAGCGACTTCTGACGCACCCTGGCGAGTTGTGCGCATGCCTTGTTGTTCTGGTCCAGCGCGATATTTTCCGCGCGCCGCCGCGTTATCCCGTATTGCTTCTGTAACTCCTCGGTCATGTACTGCAGGTCACGACCGCGCCGGATGGATTCCATCGTGATGGTTTCCACCTGCGTGAAGTACCGCTCAGGGATGGATTTAATCAGGCTGACATTCTCCGCGACGATTTCGTTGATCGCCTCTTCCATCTGAGGCGTCATCGTGAACTTAACGCGGGGGATTTCAGCGGCAGTCAGCGAACCTTTTAATGCCCGGGTGCTGAAATTATCCGCCGCCTGCGCGAACGCCGGAGCAATGCGCACGGCAGACTCGGAAAACTCCAGCACCCATTTTTCACGGATTTCCTGAATGCGCTCAGCGACATCAAGCGCGCCGCGATTACGCTGCATGCTGGCGTTGTACTGCGCCGTCGCCCAGTAATTAGTGCTATCCACCATTCGCGTAATCAGTGATTTCAGCGACGATGCGTACTGACCGGCCAGTTCATTGCTGTACCGTACCCGGCGGAGTGTCTTTATCTTCATCATCGAATCCCGGTATCAGCACTGGCTTAACGTACGGCACGCCGTTGAAGCCCGAATCTTCGTCGGAAGCCAGCACCTTGTGAGCCTGCTCAGGAGTGATCACCTCATCTGAGATCAGGATGGAATAGGTTTCCGCCTTGGTCTTGTTGATTTTGGCAATCTCTTCATCGCTCATTTCGTCCAGCGGGTTGAAGTCGATATAGAGGTCTTCGTACCACTCGCCGAACTCATTGAAGCAGACAAGTTTCAGTATCCAGTCGAGAAGCGGCTTATAGCCATTCTTCTGCTTATTGGCTACGTTCTCGTGCTGTGCGTCACGTTCACCTTCCCCGCTGGCATTCATTCCGCTTGGCTGGCTGCCTGTCATGCTGGTCACGCTAAGGCGGGACGGCATACACAACAATTTCTGCTGCTGCACCAGCAGGTCATTCAGGCCCGTTAATGCGGTGTTCATCTGCTCGAGTTCTTCGAGCGTCTGATCAATGGCGAGAACGCCATGATTGTTTTTCCCGTACACCAGCGTATCCAGTCGGCGGTTAAACTCGCTGCGGTCCTGGAGATACGTCGCCATGTCCGTTTTCCACACATAAGTGCGGAACGACATAATGATGCGCGGAATATCATCACGGACGCTTTCCCAGTTGGTGACATAGGGCAGCATCATCTGGATCAGCGACAGGCCGCCGAAGTTGTAGGACGGCTTGAGCATGTCCGGCACGGAATACAGCACAAGCTGTTTCATGCGCGAAGCGTGAACCATGCGCCCCATCACATACCACATCTGCGGTACGAAGAAGTCGGGGCTGATCGGGTCGATTGCGTTATACGCCTGCGGGTAGGTCCACATTGGCTCTACAACGCGAAATCCTTCGATGTCCCCTTTCTTGGTTTTCGTCGGGTCGATCATCAACTCTTTGTCGCGCTCGTTTTCATCGCCTTTCAGCTTAACGAACAGATGCGAGTTGCCGAACGCCTCGGCGTTGAATCCGACCCTTTTGAGGTGCTTCTCGATGCCGAATGCTTCGAAAGCATCCTCAATCTGGTTAATGATGTTGTCGCGATTGGCTTTGGTGTCGTTGGACTTCACCTTGAAGCCTTTGCGGAAAATCTCATTAACCGACTGCTCGCATGCGATACGGTTTTCCGATTTCTGCGCCAGGTTGGCGAGCACCGGATAGCCCATAAACACCGAATCAGGCTGGGTAAACGTGTTATTCAGGTACGAATAATCAACGCTGTCGCCCGTAACCACGCCTTCCGGAATCACACCTTTAGGCGCGCTGTAGGGCTGGTGTTTCATCGCCGCGAAATGCTGGTCGATTTTGTCTTTCTGGTACTGCTCGTCAGTTACCCACGACTGCCCGACCCTGAGCGATTTTTTCTCAACTACCGGCACAGGGGCGGGCGCTGCTGTTTCAGGTCTCAGCAGGTTGAATAATTTTTTAAACATTGGTTCACCAGCCTGAGTCTTTACCAACGAGCAATTGCGGTCTGCCTTTCATCTCTGAAATGGCGTCCATCATTGGATCCAATTGGTCATCGTGAGTGTTGAATTCCGGGTTTATCGCTTCCATCTCAACGAGGAAATCATTGATAAAGTCAGCGTTCGCGGGGATTTTTATATACCCTGACTCGATATAGCCCTGGGTATCCATGAGGCGCGTGTATTTGTCCTTATTCCTCTGTATGGCTTTTACAGGGCATAACGCATCTTTCCGGATGCTCTGAATTAGCCCGGTGCCGGATGCCTTGTCTTCAATGGCAAGGTGACGCAGCGGCCCATTCTTAAGATTTTTGCATTTAGCCCAGAACGCGACGGCGCGGCGCTTGAGCTCGTCCGATTCCCATTTACCCCGGATCATGTCTATCAGGTAGAGATAGCCATCATCTCCCAGCCCCCAGTGCTCAAACACAGAGAAGTCGTTAACCTCTTTGGTTTTCTGCGCGGTATCACCGTAAACGGCCCGCCACTTGAGTTTTGGTAGCTCCCGGTATTCGCCAAACCATTCAGACTTGATCAGACCACCACCTTTTGCGGTTGGCCTCTGCTGATACAGGGCATTCCACACCAGCGACCCGCGCTGCTTAGCTTTATCGACAAAGCTTTGCGGCATACGCTCGGGGAACAGGATTTCGCCAGGCTTGCGCAGGAAGTATTTCTTCCCGTTCAGCTCGTGAATCTCTTCTTTCTCAGCCTCCATAGGAAAGCTGACAACACGCCACTGTTCGCCGCCCTCTTCCGCCTTTTTCAGCAACTGGCCAGCCAAATCGCTTTGGTGCCAGCGGGTCAGAATGATGATGATCCCATTAAGCTTTGGATCGGCGCGGGTGAAAAACGTCGTGTCGTACCAGTCAATCACCGCTTCCTGGTAAGTGGGCGATGACGCTGTTTTGTAATCCTTCGCAGGGTCATCAATAATGCCGATGTTCATCCCTTGCCCGGTGATACCGCCGTTAACGCCAGCGGCACGATAAGAACCGCCGTGAATATCACCTTTTGCGTTGACCACTTCCCACAGCTCAGCGGTGCGTATGGCGCCACCCGCGCCAGTGCGGCTTGATGGGAGAAGCGTGTCAGGAAAAACTTCGGCGTATTTCTTTGAGCCCACGATGCGCTGCGCATCACGTGACATGCGGTTAGCAAGGTCAGAGGAGTACGAGCACGCAATGACGTTCCAGTCAGGGTGATTACCCAGTATCTTTGCCGGGAAGCGCCGGGAAGCCAGTTCACTTTTCCCCGAGCGAGGCGGCGCAAATATCATCAACCGGGGCATATTCCCGGCCTCTACCTCTTTCTGGAAATTGTCCAGTTCAGCGCACAGCAGTTCGTTAAACCAGCCTGTTTCGTACAGGGGGTTCGTGTAGAGGGTGAAGTCCAGCAGGTTTTCCTGCGCGTCCTGAATCGCCCGTTTGCGGTACGCTTCAAGAATTGTCGAGTTTTTCCTCAAGCTGGTTTTTGCGACGGCCATACCCCAGCTCCTGTAATGCCTCTTTTAGTTGCTCATCAGTCATGTCTTCATGCTGAATGGGTCCGCCTCCGGGTCCGCTGAGCTCTGATTTTTTCGGCGCTTCCCATCCCTGCATTTCTGCCAGTTGTTTGATGGCCGCTTTGGGATCATGCATTTTTATTTTCAGCCCTTGCGGGCCAGCGGTTAATTCAGAAATGGCTGCAAGCGCTTCGGGCGTGAGTAAGGCGGAATCTTTAAAACTCCATGAAGCCTGAATGACTGGCTGACCATCTTCATCCTCACCAATTACGCCATTTCTGAATTCTGCGATGTCATACAGGGACATGCGCCCCAGGGATGTGAGGCGTTTGAGCGCTTCCTCGCGGCCCATAATGGCTTCGTCAACCACTTCGCCCAAAACGGATTTAATAAAAGCTGCGACGTTAACATTTGCATACATCCTTGAAGCAGCGGCACGCATGGCATCACCTTTCGCTTTTCCCTTGGCGGACTTGTATGCGTCGGTCTGGTTCTTGCCTTTGATAATGGCGAGAGAGAATTTTTGTTGTAACGGAGTCAGCGCATCGAAAAGTTGCTGCTGCTCTGCGGTGAGCTTTTTCGATGCCATACAGAACATTCCACTGGTTTTGATTTTATAAACCCGGCAATCACTCAGACCGCCAGCGATGAAAACATACATAAAACTCTGTCAAGACCACCATAAAGCGACATTTTCAGAATTTTATAAAAATGATTACTTGGGGGCATCCTCGGGGGTAGGCAGCAGACCTGCCCGGTAAGCCGACTCAATGGCTTCCCAGTCTGGAGTTGACATAAGCTATCATTTCAAAAAGCATCTTTGTGTTGCGAAATCTTCTACTTTCAGGCCGTGATTATCGTCGAGGCCAATACTCTCTTCGGCTTCATGGCAATTTTCACATGCAACCAGTTTGAAAAGCTGAATTGCATCTTTTCTGACCCCACAGCGCCCTTTTGTGGATTCACTTTCACGGTAAAAAATAAAGTCCACATCCATTTCAGGGTGAGGACCATCAATGATGCCCAGGAAAAGGTATTCGTTACCATCTTTTGGCAGCACCCATAACTCATGCTTTTTACTTTCGATAATTGCCATTTGTTTAGCCTTGTTGTATATGGAGCGAGCCGCTAAGCGGGATATCCCTGGCTGATACATGATCAGCTTGAGGCCATGTGCCCGGCGGCAATCAACTTGGTCAGCAGTGCATTAAAGTCTGCCTGAGTCGGCGCAGCGGTCAGTTGGGCGGTAAACGTCATCTGCTTAACGATGCCCGCATTGGTTGCTGTTGCGGTCACGGCTGATTCGATAGGGGTTAACACGGTGGCCGGGGAGCCTGATTGCGATACGACGATTACGGACATGATTTCACCTTATGCGTTAACGATGACCGTTACAGCAGCGTTGAGCGGCTTAACGTAAACAGGGGTACCGGAGACGGCACGGAAAAGGTTTTGAGTCGGCGAACCGCCAATAAGCGGGAGGCCAATCAGATTGGTCGCCGGTGCTGTAGTGGACTGGCACACCTGGCAGTTTTCGTTACCTGTCACCGCGATGACGGATGCCGCGGTGCCGTCATAGACCTGAGTCCATACGCCAGCGGCAGCCGATACGTTGAGTAGTTGCATGGGCGTTCCTTATTTTTTAACAGGGCATGCCCGAATGCTTTGGCTAATGCCATGTTTAACAATGAATGCAGTCACCTTTTCGTAGTTCGGCTCACATCGCAGCATCATGCAAAACAACTTCAACGTCTTTATGTAGACCGGCAGCCACCATCGGCTTTTTACCTCAACTGATAAACTGACTATTGGCATAACTGACTCCACGCTTATTGAGGCATTATCAAAGCCCCTCAGCGAAGAGCTTTTGTAATGCCTTACCCAACCACCGGGCCGGATGTGCTAGTTGCAGTGGCGTCTGGTGCGGCTTTCGCTACTGCCTGGAGTTGTTTAAGCCTTACCTGCACCATGGCTTCCACTTTATCGGCTTCTGCCTTTGCCGCCGCCGCAGCCTCTTGTGCTTTCGCTTCGGCGTGAGCTTTGAACCAGTCACGGATTTTTACCCAGCCACCAGCGATAAGCAGAAACGCACTGGTAGCGGCGGAGAAATACAGCAATACACTCTCAAAGAACGTCATTTCGTTTTCCCTTGCCTGAGTTGCTCGGCCTGCCTGATGGCGGCCAGTTGGTTGTTTGCTTTCTCTATCGCAGCCAGCAGAGGTTCTATCCAGAGAACAGCCTGGCAGTACGTCAGTTGGCTGGAGGGAGTGGAGGCACTACCGGCTTTGTCAGTTCCGGCGGTAGCGGAGTGCATTGCGCTGGCACGTAGACTGTTCGTGTAGTTGAGCAGCCCGCCAGAGACAGCAGCAGGAACAGGGTAATCACACGTTTTTTCACGGCGGAGTATCTCGCGGTATTCGATGACGGTTGTTTCTGCTTTGGCGTCCACGGCAGCATTAGCATCTGCGGTACCGGATGCCAGCGCGCTGAATGCCTGACTTTCTGTTGCCTGCTGTTGAATGACTTTCGCCTGCATCAGGACATTGGCATCAGCGGTATCAGCGCGGTTGCTGTTGCTCGCATAGCGGGAACCAAAGAACAGGCCAAGCCCGGCCACCAGCAGAATCAGGAATACGATTATGCTGGCCCGCGCTTCGGCACTCATCACACACCATCCAGGCAAAGCTGTTTTTCTTCCCCGGCACGAGTAACCAGTCCCGGTAATACCTGACCACCACCCCATACCCAGCGAGTGAACTGATTACAGGCTGCTGTTACGTTGCCGCTACGAAGCAAAGTAAAAAGTTGTGAGCTGCGGAGGTTACCGCAACCAGCGCGGAACGTTACCGACACAGCAGCGCTGAACGTGTTATCACTGAGCTTTGCGCCGTTGGCATAGGTGTTCACGCATTTCTCAGCGACAAGGATGTTTTTCTCCCAGTCTGCGGCGATTTGCTGATCGTTTTTACGGGTTCCCTCTTTGACGCCGTGAGTATTGCCGATACCGTCAGTCAGAACACCAGCAGGGCAAACGTAAGGGTCGCGCCTGCATGATTCTGCATTGCCGATAAGCTCCAACCCGCGCTGATTCGTCCTGATATGACCGTTACTCACAACAATCGCGATAATGGTCATAACCGAACATACCACCCCGGCCACACCCAGTTTTTTACCTGTAGCCATGGTTAATCATCCTGCGGTGGCGATGCGAGTTTCCCGGCAGAAAGCGCTTTCTCATATGCTTTCGTCCAGCGGCGTTTGAAATACAGATTGGTGAAGTACGTGGCGGCACCTATTAGGATCCCGCTTATCAGCGCAATAAAATTCCAGTCCAGACCGTGAAACCAGTCGTAGGCCCGCGCCAATCCTGTGCAAATCAGGCCGCCAGACGTGCAGTACGTGGCCGCCGAGAAAATTTTATCTGGCATGATTTTCTGCATCTCATCACCTCCGATTAGTCGGAGTGCTGTGCGTAATAGGTTCAGGCCCTCGGACTGCAATTAACAACGAGACGATGAGGGTTGATTGTCCGGAGCCTGAAAATAAAAAACCCGCCACGGGGCGGGAATATGGGTCGAGCAAAACCGGCGATTATGCCGAAGGTACCAGCTGGTTGGGTTTGGTTGTGGCGATAGGACTCGAACCTATACTCGTGACCGGCATCAGCATCATGCCTAACACGCTGGCTTAAGCCAGTTGATGCATTACTCTACCCATTTAACCCGCAAGCGGGAATTGAGTTACACCACAACGGAAAGAGCACCAGCTTCGCCAGACCTGATAGCAAGGCGGATTCAGGTTCCTTTGATGCTCTTCCCTGTTATGGGCTCCGTTTCGTGGAGCAACGGCAGGTGATCAGACTGCACCGATTGGGGAACTTATTTTCAGCGTTAATGCTCTCGCCCCATCCGGGAACGCCCTGACATGCGACCGCGAGCCGGTCATCAGGACAATGTTGCTCGCTCCAGGATGGATGCCCGTTATTAATCACACCGGGCCAGTGCGCCAAATTTGTTGATGAGGGATTGGAAGACCTCACTGGTGTTTAGCCGTTAGGCTACTGCCAGGAATTGCTCATCGTTTGCATTTATCTTTGTGGTTCGTTTCTAAAAACCCGCAAAGTCGCTAACGTTGACGAAAACTGGAAAGAGCACTGACGAGCGTCGCCACAATTCCACATCGGCGTTTCACGAGTGCTATTCCGAAGATATGGATTGCCGTCTGCCTAATGCTCTTACCAGATTTCGCCAATAAAAAAGCCCCGAGCTATTAACTCAGGGCTTGAATTTTTGGTGGCTTCATCTCAAGGCGTCTACCGACCCGGTGTGCGATGTTTACTTGCTTCCTCACCACCTCAACGAAGGCATTAACCCATCGTTAGAACGAGATTAACCAATAATCGCCACTTTGTAAATAGCGGTTTCTACAGAAATCCGTTTCCGTAGAAAATATTTCTCACTTGGTCACTTTAATCAGCATTTGATTGGCATATTCCTCTTGCTTTAGGCATTCGGTCACCAGATTTTCAAAGAAATCTTTGTATGACCGTCGCCATGTGGTTTCAGGTATATCAATCAGGGTTTCGCAGATAATCTTGCGCACGCTATCCGGCAGTAATCGCGAATATCCGCGACCACTACACCGGGGGCATGTTTTATAAACCGGTATGCCACCTTGTTGCTTTGTCTTCTGCTCATCGAGCACCAGGACTTTACCGTGACATCGGCATGAATTAGTTAAATTACCCCTACCTCTCCACCACTTTTTTCATT